AAGAAAATCCTGAGTCTTCTTAAAATTTCCGCTCTCTGAAAAATTAACACGCATATTTCATCACCCCTTTGAACGAAGAGCTTTTCTACGCTCCCTGTTGATACGTGCATTATCTTTTAAAATTTGATTAACTGGAACTTTCTTTTTATCTGGATTAGCTCGTTCTTGCATAATCTTAATCAAGTTAATTAGCCTATACAAGTTCCATTCATCGCAATCAAAAGGTATTCTGGACTCAGCCATTATAGCATAAATAAGCTCAGAGCTCGTATAAGAGTTAGATGCATCCATTGGCTCATCCTTGACAGTAGTGGCTGAAGGGACTTTTTGAATATAGTTAGTGATTTTCATAATAACAGGATCTGTTATAAGACGAATATCAATGTCTTCAAGACACATATATGCACAGTACATTCTAAGCTCCTTGAGTGTCTTTTCCGAATCGTCTAAGAACGGTTTACAATACAATGACTCCCACTTAGCAACAGCCTTAAGACTATGCTCAAAGTGATAGTAGCCATTTGAATGAACTGTAATAAACTTATTAGCTCGGTCGTCAAAAAGCTCCTCATCCTCAATTTTGAGAGTTAGCATAACATCACCTTCCATATAAAAAAAAGGGTAGTAGTTGTGATACTTGCTACCCTTTAATCTTAATACTTAATCTTTTGACCTACTTGAATCATATATGGTGAGCTAATACCATTATTAGCTGCTAATGTTGGCCAGCTAATACCTAATCGACTACCAATACCTGAAAGTGTATCACCAGGCTTTACAATATAGTAATTGTACGAAGGCCCATTAATCTTTGATTGAACCTTACTGTACCAGTCACCTAAAATATTCTTACGGTCGTCTCCATTTCCAAAGGCACCTTGTTGAACACCCGATACTAACTTACTAATCGTTGAGTCGGAACTTAAATTACCTGTTTTATAATTAACAATAGCCTGAACGTAATCATAGTATTTCCCAAGAAGATTCTTTCGTTTATCACCTGAGGATACTTTGCCTTTAATTACGTCATCAGCCATAGCTTCAACTGTCTTTCCTCGTGTACTATAAGAATCAGGTTTAGGAGCTGGACTAGCCTCACTAGATACCTTAGATGAACCTGGGTTAGCTAACTTCTTCCATCCTGCTGAATCTAGGTCAGCGTAACTCATGTCCATAGTCCCTCCTTTTGAACTGAATTGCCAAATAGTGTAATAGCTCCAAGGAGAAATATTAACATTGAAAGCAGGTTTGTTCCAAGTTTGGTTAATCGTATTCGCACTTTGGTAGTAGTAAGCAAGCCATAGACCACATTTATTTGCCAATGACTTGCATTGACTAATACCTTCTTGACCCGTGTACAATAATGGCCAAACACCTGTAGTTGAATGAACACGATCAACAAACTTCTCAGCCCATTCAGTATCTCCCCAGGCTCTATTCTGAAATGATTCCCAGTCGAGTACTAAAATGGATTCATAGAGATAATTATTAATATTACTAATAAAATAATCAGCTTCTGCAATTGGATCATTACCTTCAGCATAATGGTAAAGGCCTAGTAGCTTTCCTAAGCGTTTAGCTTCTGCGTATTGCGCATTGCATAAAGGATTAACGTAATCAAGACCCTGAGTAGCTTTAACAATAACTCCACCAATGCTTGGAGCTTGATTAGTAATCACACTGACTTCTTGATACGATGAAACATCTAAGACATATTGTCCCATTTTGACCCCTCCTAGTTAAGTGGTTTCAGTAGTGGCTCTTCTGGAGACTGAGCAGATAGTGAACTGATTCCTGCTGTAGCACCACGCATAAGCTTGTTAAGTTCTGCAGGATCCTTCATAAGGTCAAGGAAGAATTCATCGAATACCATTGAGTGATCAAATTCGTAAGCGATCTTTTCACTCTTAAGGAAGTGCTCCCCTGATTCATCACGTTCACCATAAGCACCTACGATAAGATCATGAACAAATCGTACCATTTCCATTGTCTTACCATTTTCTTGAAGGGATTTGATGTACTTTTGGAAGTCTTCCATTTTATCTAATGTGACACCGTGCTTTTCCAAAATTGTTGCTAATTCAATTGCATTATAGTTAAAGTATAGTGTACATTGTTTAGATTCACCATCAACGTTAGTATACTTTACGGTCTTCTTGTACATTTGGATAACCTCCTAAAAATTTTTATTTACCTGATGGAGAAGGTGCAGATGGAGTAAACATACCGACTACTTCTGCTGGGCTTGGAAGAGTTGGTGTGGTAGTATCCCCAACACCAAATAACTTATCTTCTAAGGCCTTCAATTTACCTTCATCAGCAACTGTTGAATCAATAGTGATAAGAGCAGTTGGCTTGATATCTGCAGTAACTTCAACCGAAGTAGTTGTGAAGTCCCAGTTAAGTTTAAGACCATCTGGCTTATCGTTAACTGTTTCATAACCACGTTCTGAAGGTGACACTTTAGCATTGTAAAGCAAATGAAGCTTATGACCAAACTCTTGTCCTTGAGTATCATTACCTACTTTGGTCCAGTAAGCCAAACCAAAGGCAACACGAGGTTGTTGACCAATAGCCACCCCATCTGCTGGTGTAGCTGATCCATCGCAAACCGCAAATTCATCTGGATATGTATAAGCTTCGATTGAACCCTTCATAACTTCTTCAGACATAAGTGATAAGTACTTGATGTCATCAGCATAAAGAGCTGTTGCTTCAGCCCCATCAGGTTTTTCGGTTACTTTTGTTAATCCACTCCAAGCAACACCAGGCCCATACTTACCTGTTTTATCTTGAACAAACAAGGCACCATGACTGGTACCTGCCTCAAATTTTCTTGTACCTACTTGATCCCATACTAATGCTGCCATATTATTTTCCTCCTAAAGATTGAATGTCATAAATATTAAACACTGAATGATACAAATTATCGGTGATGAATTTATTCGAAAAAGATGCATATGGAATATTGAGTAAGATCTTGTCCTCATTATCTGATTCGGGAGTGGTCTCAATCACAGTAACCTGATACATCCTATTTCTTACATAAATGTTATCATCAGCAATCATGTTATCATTCTCTACATGCTCATAAACAATGCATGGATACTTTAAACTAACGTTAGCAGAAGGCTGGTAGTAAACGTTAGGAACTATCTGTAATAGCTTTCCATGCAGAGATAACCTACTCACTATAAAGTGTTCCCAACTGGATAATAATACGTGGCCGTACTACTTCGACCGATGTTACTCTCCACTTTTTACCCAAATACTTAACATAACGAATATTTGAGTAATTCTCGAATGAATAGGTATCACCTACTACTGAAATCATATTGCTCAGTATAACTCCTGTATTAATAACTTCACCATTTTGAGCATTGAATGATTGCCTGGTAATGTTCCCAGTCATTGCACGCTCATCATAAGCTTCCTCCCAAACTCCCGGAGAGGTCTCAAGCTGTCCTTTGGTGAATCCTACTATTCCAGAGTATCTAGACATTATTTACCAGTAGAAGGTACACTAACACTGGCAGGAGTTGAGCTACCACCAGCTGGAGTTTGGTCAGTGATAGTAATATCAATGGCTGACTTAGGAGCCTTCAAAGCACCTGATAAACGAGTTTCATTCAAGTATGTATATTGGTTAAAGTCAATATCGAAATCGTCAAAGCTAGTTACTTCGCCGCCTTTAGTTGACCCAATACCATAGTCTGCTAGGTTGACAATTAATGCACGATCTACTGGAATGATTGTTGATTCAACAATAGCCTTGACACGGAAACGAGCAGCCATAGCATCAGCTGAAGGAATGTCACCGAATAGGAATCTATTTTCTTTGTCACGTAATAATAGTAAGTTGGCCATTAATGATGGGTGAACGTACATAGTTGGTTGACCACTACCTTGATAGTTGATACGTGATTTGATAACTGTACCAAATAAATCGTCGATTGTAGCTGCTGTAGCTTTCATGGTGTACAGTTCATCATCACCCAAGATTGGACGAATGTGATCTGCTTTGATCTTATCATTATCTGAAGGTTGACGGCCATCACCAATAATAATAGCTTTTGCTAATTCTTGAGTTAACTTAGATTTCATGATTGCTTGGACCCATGCGACAACATCAAAGTCAGTGATATCAATGATGTCATCACGATCTAATTTGTTACGAACGTAAACTGTTTGAGGTTCAGTAGTACGATGAAGAACTGAGTATACTGAATCTAACTTTTGGTTGCCCTTGATATACCCACGAGCACGAGCTTTTGCATCATCAGTAACGTCTGTATAAACTGTCTTAACACGTGAGAATGGAGTCTTGCTAGTTCCATCTAAGATCTGTTGAGCAGCCATATTTTGGTCGTCCAGAACTTGAGGAGCATTAGTATAACTCTTGTAATCTGGGAATAATTGTTCAATACCCTTTACACCATAATCAGTTCCTGCAGTACCTGAATGTTGTAGTTCTTTAGAGATACTTCCAGTGATATAGTCTCGTAAAGAGCCAACCTTTGCATTAGCAGCTTCTTTAACTAAGCTGTCCAATTCTGAATGAGTAATTGTTCCTTCATTTGCTTTGTTTCCTTCGCCATTTCTATCAAATACGTTGTCTTGCATAATAATTCCACCTTTTTCTGAATGTTGGACTTGACCATCTTTGCCATCAGGCGTTTGTGATTCATTGTCAGTATCATCTACTAATTGTGCCACTAAAGCTTCAACGGCATTCATTTGTTCATCACTAAGTGTGTTAAGAACATCACCAATTGTTTTATCACTATCTGAACTTGGTGCTTGTGGTGCTTGTGGTGCTTGTGGTGCCTTTGGTGCTTGTGGTGTTTCATCATCTGCATGAATCATTGTGTTTCCTCCATTTTCTAAATCGATTTCCTCAGCTGTTTCTTTGGAATGAATCTGATTATCTGTATAAATAATTGCTGATTCGCCTTCTTCATCAGAATGAGAGAGGACTTTTTCAATAACAGCACCCGGGTTAGCTCCTGCAAGAACTAAACTTACTTCATAGATA